GTATTGCATAGTAGTTCTCCTTAACAAGTTGTGGACAGATGTCCATAAGCATCGACTGAGCCAATCCCAATCGACACCTCTATTATACCATTACCGTTAGTTTCTATTGTTTGTTGCCGATGGTTTTGCTGTCCTGTTTACCCCACCCGTACCCGACCCCCCAAGATATGTGACGGGGCAGCGGCATGGCACGGATACTATTCCGTAGCCACACAGCAAATTTTTGTCCAATGCTGTAAAAAGCCGGGAAAAATCACCCCACCCCTTCGCCACAGATAAATAAAAACAAAGGGGGAAATAAAAATGCTAAAAATTTCTATAAAAATCCGCATCAAGCTTGTCAAATATTGGACAAAGTAAGATAAAAAAAGCCCCCGGGGCTGAGTCCGGGGGCGTTCAAGTGGGGTAGAGGAGCTACCCCGAAGGAGACATGCAAAAGGAGACGACCCTTGCGGGTTGTCAAAAGTAATTGTACACTCGCCGCAACTGAGCGCAAGCTCTGCGACACGGGGGTACCCGCTTGCTGGATCATTTGAACGAAATTGATTTTGAACCCGAGGTGCTTGACACCCCGGACGAAGGCTTTGTTACTCTGAAAAAGGCCGACGCCTCGCTATTGCTGGAGGCTAAGATACGCACGGCTGATTGGCTAAAGGAGCTTGGGGCCGCAGACGACGAGGAAATTATTACTGGCGCTGAAAAACAACAGGCCAGCGAGGTTTTCCATGCCTTGACGACTGCCTCAGACCAAGCCAAGCAAGCAGTTACCGGACTGACGACGCCCCCGCAGATAAAAGCACTAGTTGGTATGTTGACTGCGTACGAGTGGCAGTTTGTGGAGGAGGCCCAGCGCCTGCGCTCCATGGCGGTGGCTAAGCTGGTTGAGGAGACCGAGCACCCTGATGCCAGAATACGGCTAAAGGCTATAGAGTTATTAGGTAAGGTTACTGAGGTTGGGCTGTTTACTGAGCGAGTAACCGTTAAGAAAGAAGAACTTGAGGATCACGAGCTTGATGAGCGCATCCGCGAGAAGCTAAAGCAGCTACAAAAGACGGTGGACGCCGAAGCAACGGAGAAGGAAGAGCGCAATTCAGACGCGGAAGATGTAGAACTGAGTTTAGAACCCGAAGCGGGTGAAGACGGCGATGCTGCTGAACCAAGTTGAGATTGACGCCGTACTGGCGACGATGACTCCGATGCAGAAACTTGAGTTTTTGAGTGAACTTGAGGAGCAGGAACGTCGGATTGGGTTAAAAAAGGCCCAGACTTCGATGACAGACTTTGCTCGCATGGTCTACCCGGGGTTTAAAGAAGGCCCACACCACAGAAAGTTGGCGAAAATCTTCAAAGATGTAGCCGATGGGGTCAAAAAGCGCGTGATTATCAATATCGCGCCTCGTATGGGTAAGTCTGAATTTAGTTCTTATCTGTTCCCGGCGTGGTTTTTGGGGCAGTACCCAGACAAAAAGATTATTATGGCGACCCACACCGCCGGTCTTTCAGAAGATTTTGGTAGACGGGTCAGAAACTTATTAGATGGTGAAGATTATCAAAAGATTTTTCCAAAAACCGTGGTTGCAGATGATCAGAAGGCCGCAGGTAAGTGGAGTACAAGCGCTGGTGGTCAGTATTATGCCGTTGGTGTGGGGGGCGCTCTTGCAGGCCGTGGTGCTGACCTGTTTGTTATTGACGATCCACACTCTGAACAAGACATAAAGGCCAACAGTAGGGCTACGTTCGATAATGCGTGGAGTTGGTTCCAGACAGGTCCGCTCCAACGACTGATGCCTAACGGCGCGATCCTTGTAATCATGACCCGATGGTCGCTTGTTGACCTAACGGGGCGGCTGCTCAACTACCAGATGAAGAATCCTGATGCGGATAAGTGGGAGATCGTAGAGTTGCCTGCCATTTTGCCAAGTGGCAAGAGTCTTTGGCCTGAACAGTGGCCCATCGAGCAGTTGGAGCAGAAAAAGGCAGCTATGGACTCACGGTACTGGAACGCCCAGTACATGCAGCAGCCCACATTGGACTCGGCGGCGTTTATTAAAAGGACACATTGGCGTGTTTGGGAGCCGGAAGAGCCGCCTCGGTGCGAGTTCATCATTCAGAGTTGGGATACGGCCCACGAAGCCAAGACTACGGCTGACTATACGGCGTGTACGACGTGGGGTATCTGGTATAACGAAGAAGAAAACAGCAAGCCCAGCATAATACTGCTCGATGCGTTTAAGTCTCGCATGGAGTTCCCAGAGCTTAAGGAAGTAGCGCTTAAACAGTACCGAGAATGGCAACCAGATGCGTTTTTAGTGGAGAAAAAAGCTGCTGGAGCACCTTTGATTCAAGAATTACGTCGCATGGGCATACCAGTCGATGAGTTTACGCCTACAAGGGGTAACGACAAGATTGCCCGGGTGAATGCAGTAAGCGATTTGTTTGCCTCGGGGATTGTGTGGGCACCGGATCGGCGGTGGGCTAAAGAAGTAATTGAGGAAATTGTGGCGTTCCCTGTGGGCGAACACGATGACTACGTGGACACAATGACACAGGCGCTGTTACGCTTTAGAAACGGGGGGTTTATTACGCTGCCAAGCGATGAACCAGATGAACCCATATTTTTTAAATCAGGCCGCAAGACGGCGTATTACTAAGGATAAATCATGGCAGTAGATAAAGCACTAACACGGGCGCCCCAAGGCATTGAGGAAGATATCGGACTCATGGAAGGGCCAGAGCTTGAAATTGAGATCGAAGATCCAGAAGCTGTTCGTATTGGCATTGATGGAATGCCGTTATTAGAAATCGAAGAAGCTGAAGAAGATGCAGAAGATTTTTATGAAAACTTGGCAGAAAAAATAGAGCCTAATGAATTAGATATGCTTGGCAGCGATCTGCTTGAGGATATTAAGAATGACTTAGGTTCACGCAAAGACTGGGAAGATACGTACAAAGAGGGCATCACACTGCTTGGTCTTAAGTACGAAGAAAGAACAGAGCCATGGAACGGCGCATGCGGTGTATTTCATCCAATGATCACGGAAGCAGTCGTACGCTTTCAGTCAGAAACAATCATGGAGACTTTTCCTGCGCAGGGGCCAGTTAAAACAAAGATCCTTGGTAAGCAGACCCGCGAAAAGGATGAAGCAGCGGCTCGGGTTAAAGAAGATATGAACTATGAACTGACCGAGCGCATGCCTGAGTTCAGAACTGAGCACGAGCGGATGTTGTGGAATCTGCCAGCTACAGGCTCAGCGTTTAAGAAAGTATATTACGACCCATCAATGCAGCGTCAGATGTCGGTCTTTGTGCCTGCAGAAGACATCATCATTTCCTACGGTGCGCCATCTATTGAGACGGCAGAGCGTGTAACGCACCGGATGTTTAAAACCAAGAACGAGATTCGTAAACTGCAAGTGGCTGGGTTTTATCGCGACATTGACATCGGGGACCCACCTAAGATTAAAAATGAGTTGCAGGAAAAGAAAGATAAAGAGACAGGATTTAACAGCCTTAATGATGACCGCTATGTACTTTATGAGTGCCACATTAACTTGGACTTGCCGGGGTACGAAGATGAAGAAGACGGCGAGCCAACAGGCATAGCACTGCCATATGTACTAACGGTGCTTGAGGGCACGGGTGAAGTTCTAGCCATCAGACGTAACTTCTACGAAGACGACGAGACCAAAGCCAAGCGTAACCACTTCGTACACTATATTTACATCCCGGGTTTTGGTATTTACGGATTTGGCTTATTCCACTTGATTGGTGGGTTTGCTAAGTCCGCAACCAGCATCATTCGACAACTTGTTGACGCTGGTACGTTATCGAACCTCCCCGGCGGTTTGAAGTCCAGAGGACTTCGGATTAAGGGCGATGACACGCCTATTGCTCCGGGTGAGTTTAGAGACGTAGACGTTGGCTCAGGCGCGATACGCGACAACATCCTACCGCTGCCATACAAAGAACCCAGTGCCACGCTTTATAACCTGCTGGGCACAATCGTTGAAGAAGGCCGTAGGTTTGCTGCCACGGCAGATATGAAGATCAGCGATATGTCCGCACAGGCGCCAGTGGGTACGACGCTTGCCCTGCTGGAGCGGATGCTCAAAGTTATGTCGGCTGTTCAGGCTCGGGTGCACTACGCGTTTAAGCAAGAGCTAAAGCTGCTGTCAGTCATCATTCGGGACTACACGGACGATGTCTATGACTACCAACCCGAAGACGGAGAACCACGGGCCAAGCGGTCAGACTACGACATGGTCGAGGTCATTCCTGTAAGTGACCCCAATGCGGCAACAATGTCACAGCGAGTGGTGCAGTACCAAGCGGTCATTCAGTTGGCTCAGGCTGCGCCTCAGATATACGACCTGCCTTTATTACACCGGCAGATGCTGGAGGTCTTGGGGATCAAAAACGCAGCCAAGCTCGTACCGGTTGAGGATGACCAGAAACCACAAGATCCTGTGTCGGAGAACATGGCAGCGCTTAATGGCAAGCCCATGAAGGCGTTCATATATCAGGACCACGAGGCTCATATCCAAGTCCACATGAACGCTATGAAGGATCCGATCATTATGCAGATGGTGGGTCAGAGTCCTATGGCGAATCAAATTGGAGCAGCCATGCAGTCACATATCGCGGAGCACTTAGGCTTTGCGTACCGCCGTCGTATCGAAGAAGCCCTTGGTATGCCGTTGCCTGAGCCGGGTGAGGAGATGCCTGAAGAACTTGAGTTGCAGGTCTCACGCCTCGTAGCTGAAGCCTCCAAGCGGGTTCTGAGTAACAGTCAGACCGAAGTGGCACAGCAACAGGCTCAACAGCAGGCTCAAGACCCGCTGGTGCAGATGCAAATGCAGGAACTGGCTATCCGCCAGCAGGAAACAGCCCTTAAAGATAAGAAAATCGCCGTGGACGCAGCCGCTAAGGCCGATGAACTGGCGCTCAAGGAGAAAGAACTCGCGTTCAAAGCCGCGCAAGCAGCCGACGAACTAGAGCTAAAGGGGCAACTTGAAGGCGTCAAAGTAGGCGCTGAGATTGCCAAAGCCCAAGCCGACATGCGGCGCAACCCAAAAGGGGGTAACACCAAGTGATACAAGCCTTCGCAGACAACCTGCGCGCAAGAATCCGTGAGGATCTAAACAACTACGCCGACGACATAGCCGGTGGGGTTTGCCAAAATTTTGAGCAGTACCAAAAACTCTGTGGCGTTATTCAAGGTCTTGCGCTTGCAGAGTCCTATGTTATTGACCTTGCCAAGAAAGTTGAGGAAGCAAATGATTGAAGAAATCGAAAAACCTGCGGAAGTAGAGGATGAAAACGCCAAAGCTACGCAATTGCCAATACCGCAAGGGTGGAAAATCCTTTGTGCTGTCCCTGAAGTTGAAGACAAGTTTGAGTCGGGCATTCTTAAACCTGACTCCCTAACCAAAATTGAGGAATACAGCACCACGGTGTTGTTTGTCCTGAAAATTGGGGCGGAAGCCTATAAAGACCCAGTCAAGTTCAGCACCGGAGCATGGTGTAAAGAAGGTGACTTTGTGTTAGTAAGGGCTTACTCTGGCACTCGTTTTAAAATTCATGGACGTGAGTTCCGCCTGCTAAATGACGATCAGGTCGAGGCGGTTGTTGAAGATCCTCGCGGTTATACCCGCGCTTGATGGAGATTATAAATGGCTACTAATGGTAAAGCTAAAGATGGGTTTACTTTTCCTGATGAACAGGACGAAGTGGATGGTGAGCAGGGGTCAACTGAACTTGAAGAAGGCGACATTGAACTGGAGGTGGTAGACGATACACCGCCCGAAGATCGAGGCCGCAAGCCGTTGGACAAGGATGTTGAAGATCCTTCGGACGATGAAATTGCAGAGTACAGCGATAAAGTCCAAAAGCGGATTAAGGAGTTGAGCCATGCTCGTCACGACGAGCGACGTGCTAAGGAAGCAGCCTTACGGGAACGCGAAGAAGCTGCCCGCATAGCCCAACAGCTATTTGAGGAAAACAAAAAGCTGCGGGAAAGTTACAACGCGGGGGCCAAGAACTACACCGAAATGGCGGCTTCAAAGGCGGACATGGAGCTTCAAATTGCCCGTCAAAAGCTGCGTGAAGCCCAAGAAAGCTACGACAACGACGCCATTATTGCAGCGCAAGAAGAATTGTCTGCGGCTAAGTTTCGTTCGGAATATGCAAAAACTTTTACACCTAATGCTTTACAAGAGCAAAAAGATGATGTATATATACAACCTACGCCACAGCAGCAACCTGTTCAGGTCGATGAAAAAGCGACCCGATGGCAAGCCCGAAACGGCTGGTTTGGACAGGATGATGAGATGACCAGTCTCGCGCTGGCGGTGCATAAAAAGCTGGTCGAAACTCGTGTTGATCCTAGATCGGACGAGTATTACGAGCGGATTGACGCTCGCATGCGTGAAGTGTTTCCCGATTATTTCGGTGAGGCAAAGAAGGAACCGAAACGTTCGGCTAACGTAGTAGCCGCGCCAACCCGTACTGCGGGTAAGAAGAAAGTGACGCTGACTAAGTCAGCGGAAGCGTTAGCACGCCGCTTTGGCCTTACCAATGAACAGTATGCAAAAGAAGTTCTTAAACTTAACTCGGAGTCCTAACTATGTCTGAACGAATTAGCCGTGACGGCGCTAAAGAGCGCGAACCTAGAAACCTTCAAACACGTGAGAGTTCTGCTCGTGCGACCTACAAACCGCCGAGCGCTCTTCCAGATCCTGATCCTCAACCGGGTTGGAAATTCCGTTGGATTGCAACAGCCATATTAGGCCAGCCGAATCCAGCAAATGTCTCCAAAAAAACCCGTGAAGGTTGGGAACCGGTCAGAGCTGCTGACCATCCCGAGCTTATGCTCGCTGCTGACAAGAATGGAAACGTTGAGCTTGGTGGGCTGATGCTGTGTAAACAACCTGAAGAAAGTGTTGCTGCACGCAATGACTACTATGCCCGACAAAACAAGTCTCAAATGGAGTCTGTGGATAACAGCTTCATGAGAAATAATGACCCACGCATGCCTCTGTTCAGCGAGAGAAAATCCTCAACGACACGCGGTGTAGGGTTTGGTAACGGTTCTAAATAACTTTTTAGGAGTATTAAATGGCATATCCTTCCGTATCAGCCCCTTACGGGCTAATCCCGATCAATTTGATCGGCGGACAGGTCTTTGCTGGTGCAACTCGTCAAATCCCCATCGAATCGGGTTCTTCGACAGCCATTTTCTTTGGCAACGTCGTTAAATTCAACGGTGCTGGATATATCGAGAATGAAACCAACACGTCCGCGTCCACCCCAGTAGGTGTTTTCCTTGGTTGTACTTACACAGACCCAACCTTTGGAACCACTTTCCGTCAATATTACCCCGGTAACGTAGTTGCTGATGACATCCAAGCCTATGTGCAGGATGATCCTGATGCACTATTTAAGGTCGCCGTAACTGCTGCTGGCACGTCCACCATCAGTTTCATGACCCGTACTGACGTAAACCGTAACTCGGCACTCGTGCTGACAACCGGCAATACGTCTACTGGTAATTCCTATCAGTCTGTAAGCGCATCAACTGACACTGGTTCGGGCCTCCCGGTTCGTATCATTGACTTTGTTCCTGAGACTGCAATTGCTGGTTTCCCCGGTTCTTACACGGAAGTTATCGTGAAATGGAACTTTGGTGTGCACCGGTATTACAACGCCACTGGCGTATAAGGAGCATATTAAATGGCTATTTCTCGTGCACAACTACTAAAAGAACTCCTCCCGGGACTGAACGCATTGTTTGGTCTTGAGTATGCTCGCTACGGCGAACAGCATAAAGAGATCTACGAAACTGAGACCTCTGAGCGTTCGTTTGAAGAAGAAACCAAGCTGTCCGGCTTCTCAGCCGCTCCTGTCAAAAACGAAGGTTCTGCCATCGCTTATGACAATGCGCAGGAAGCTTTCACGGCTCGCTATACTCACGAAACAATTGCTTTGGGCTTCTCCATTACGGAAGAAGCAGTTGAAGATAACCTGTATGACAGCTTGTCCTCACGCTACACCAAGGCTTTGGCTCGTGCTATGGCTTATACCAAACAAGTTAAGGCTGCTTCAACCTTAAACAACGGTTTTGACACCGACTACCCCGGTGGCGACGGTCAGCCCTTGTTTAGTGCTTCGCATCCCTTAATTTCGGGTGGTGTTAACAGCAACGTTCCTTCAACCCCTGCAGACCTGAATGAGACTTCGTTGGAAAACGCAGTTATTCAGATCGCTGCTTGGACGGATGAGCGTGGCCTGCTGATTGCTGCAAAGCCACGTAAATTGGTTATTGCTCCCGCAAACATGTTCGTTGCAACCCGCCTGTTGGAGACTGAACTCCGCGTGGCTACGGCTGACAACGACATCAACGCGATCAAGAGCAACGGTTCGATCCCAGAAGGTTACACTGTTAACAACTTCTTGACCGATCCAGATGCTTGGTTCCTTTGCACAGACGTTCCTAACGGTCTGAAGCACTTCGTTCGTACCCCGCTGCAAAACAGCATGGACGGCGACTTCGACACCGGTAACGTTCGTTACAAGGCCCGTGAGCGTTATTCGTTCGGCTGGTCAGATCCGCTAGGCGTCTTTGGTTCTTCAGGCGCTGTTTAAGTTGTAGGAGGGGGGTTGCAAAACCCCCCTTTTGTTGTATCCTTCAGGTACTAGGATTTATTTAGCCCATACGACTGACCTAGCAGACGTTATAGAGACTTATGGGCGATGTGCTATAACACGAAAGGTTTATCATGGCTCAAACCACGTTCAACGGACCAGTAGCGTCGCAAAATGGTTTTATCGGCGGAACTTCTTCCGATCCTATTGTCGCAACTACCGCAGGCAATATCTCCAGTTTCTTTGGCACGGCATCTAATACAACGGGTGACGTTCGTTTAAATTATTCCCGTTTGACCTTTACCACCACTGGTTCTGGTGAAACTGCTCGTTTTCTAACCCGCGTTACCGGCGCAAATGCCGCTACTGGCGGTACAGTTAACGGTGCCCATATCTCTTTATCTGTTAATACCGGCGGTTCTATCTCTGGTGCAGGTAACGGACTACGTGTAACCCTTGGTGCTGCTGCCAGCGTAACGGTTGGTGGTACTGTTGCAGCCCTACAGGTTGATTCAGATCTTGGTGCTGGCGCAACGCTACCCGGAAATGCTTCGTTCATCCGTGTAACCAATAGCGGTTCGGGGACAATTACCAATCTGTTTAACCTCCCAGATGCAATGGTTGCCCCGATTGGTGGTACGGCTACTACTGCTACCCAAAAAATCCGTTTCGTTGATTCGGCTGGCACTGCGTACTTCTTGTATGCAATCGAAGCCTAATGCAGATAACGAAAGAGTTTTTGCAATCGGAGATCAAGAAAATGGAAGAGCAACGGAATAACGCACATGACGTAGCCGTTGCCTCTCAAGCGGCTATTGACACCATGACGGCGTTAATAGACCGTCTTGATCTCCCCGAACAGGAAACGGAGAAATGATATGGGTATGCAATATGACGTTAAATCGCAATATGCGATTGCGTCCGGCTTAGTTGTTCCGTTCCGAACTCGTGTAAAGGCGTTTCAGTTTGGCGCGGCAACAACGAGTGCTGGAACAGTCGGGCTATACGACAATTTTTCAATTGCGGGTACATATACTCGGGCAACAACTGTTGCAACGGTTACAGCGGCTAGACACGGTTTGATTGTTGGCGACTGGGCGTTTATTGATTGGTCAGGCGGAACAAACCCTGCTGATGACTTTTATCAAGTTGCGACGGTAGCAAATGCAAATACGTTTACGGTAGCGGTTGCTAATACAGGAGATGCTTCTGGTGTTGCCACTGTGTATAACGACGTGCTTGTGATTAGCACGGTTTCAACCGGTAATGACGTATTTAATATTATCCCCGGCGAAGGTATCTTGGCTCAAAATGGGATACGTGTTTTCCTAGAAAATAGTGTCCCATTAACCGTCTACTACGGGTGATCCATGCAAAATCAAAAAGGCTACACGCTTGCTGGCAGGAAACTGTTCATCGCGCTACCTGCTTATGACTTTAAAGTTTCTTTGAAGTTGGCTGTATCTCTTGCTCAGGTTGCTCAAGAAGCTCCTAAGCACGGGGTTGAAATAGCCATAGGTAGCATCTGCGGATGTTCGGTTGTCTCCCGGGCACGTAACCTTTTGGTTCAGGACTTCTTAGAGTCCGATTGCACGGATTTGATTTTTATTGATGCGGATATTAACTTTGAGCCGGAGCACGTTTTTAGACTACTGGCTTGGGCTTCAGAGCCACATATTGGTATTGCCGCTGGGGTTCCTAGAACTCGGAGCACCGACAAGGTTTACATCACATCCTTGGATCAAGATGGCGATACTTTGACGATGAATAACATGGGTCTTGTCCGCGCCAAGCGTGTGGCTACGGCCTTTATGCTGGTCAAGCGGGAAGTATTTGAGACAGTAATTAAGGCTCACCCCGAGTGGAACTACTACGATTCCAAAACAGATCGTAACTTGAGTGCGATATTTGACTTTGCCCTCAAGGAAAACAGCTACATTGGCGAGGACTTTTTATTCTGTGACCGCGCCCGCGAGCACGGATTCCAAGTCTGGATCGACCCAACAATTAAATTAGGTCACATGGGTGTGCAAGAGTACGAAGGCGACTTTGGACGTGATTGCCTGTACCCAATGATCGTAGAACAAAAACAGGTGTCAAATGGCTAAGACTCCTGCGTGGCAACGCAAAGAGGGTAAGAACCCAAAAGGTGGGCTAAACGCCAAGGGAAGGGCATCGTACAACGCTGCTAATCCCGGTAAGCCCGGTTTAAAGGCTCCGCAACCCGAAGGCGGTTCACGCAAGAAATCTTTCTGTGCTCGGATGACGGGCATGAAGAAAAAGTTAACCAGCGCTAAAACCGCTAACGATCCAAACAGCCGTATCAACAAGAGCCTACGGGCGTGGAAGTGCTGATATGGAGATGATGCTTTGGAACATGGTGTTGACGGTGTTATTGGGTGTCTTAGCCTATATCGGGCATGAGAAGGCATCTGAGATACAACGGCTCAACATTTTGATTAACAAAACAAGAGAAGAGGTGGCCCGTGATAACGTCACTCAAGCAGAAATGGACAAGTTTGTTGAGCACATTGACCAA